GCAAAATCTGTTATTGAAACAGATGCTCCCACTCTATGTTCTCTTACTGCTCCAGAGGTTTCAACTCCTTGGCGAGATATTGACTTAATGGCAGTTAAATTACCACTATTGTAAGCAGCGTAAATATGTTCTTTTAAAGAGTTATTTCCATCTAATGTAAAATAATAATTTCCAGTAGGTAAAGTAACCCCATCATCATCAGTGGTTGCTAAAATAGAACCAGTTGTTCCTCCTACCGGTATTTTTGTTGTAAGTGTTGTTGAAAAATCAGCAACGATTTTAGATAATTTTGTACTCATAATTCATTAATATATACGATTTTTTATTATTGGTCGTCAAGTGCTCCATTTAAACTTACATTTTGTTTCTGTCTAAACCTTTTAGGGATTCTATCTTCAAATGGCAATATATCCCAATCAGTTATTTCTCTCATTTCTACATAACCTATATTTTTTGCTACTAATTTAAGAGTTCTTTTTCTGAATTTGGGTGTTTTTATTTTTAATTCCATTCTAAAAGGATATGCTATTTCTGTATTATCATTACCACCTATTTGAGCATCTCCTATTAAATTATTTCCTATATCTGTTGGAGTTCCTATATCTACATAACTACCATTTCCAAGTATAGTTCCTACTAATTCAAACCCACTATCATCATAATCTAAATATACTTCAACTTTTTGAGATGATTGGATTAAACCTGATAATCTTAATTTTCTAACTTTTTTTAATATCTCCGAACCATAAGTTTCTCCTCTACCAATCCAATAGTTATCAACAGTTGTTCCGTCATCATCAAATCCATTAAATAATTGATAAATATTTTCTGATAATGGAGAACCAATATATAAATTACCAGTATCTTTAGCAGAAGTTCTAGCTCCATAAGTAGTTATATCTACTGTTCCTTTTGTTATATTACATAATAATATTCTGTCATTCGTAGTATCAGAAGAACAACTTATGATTATATATTTATCCCAAGTATCTATAAAACAATCATTATAATTAAAATCAGAAAATTTGAAATGAGGAAATAGAATAACCGGCTCAATGTTATCTCCTAATGTATTTCTTTGTAAAATAGTTAATTCCGGTTTTGATGGATTTGCGGTATTAATAAATACTATTCCTTTTGAAGTTGATGAAGCAGCCCTGAAAAAAGGAATACCAATATCTCTTCTATAAACTAAATTTGTAAAAGTTAAATCATCTGCTGATATGTCTAGTTTATAAGACGATTGCTCTTTTAAAGAATAGTAAGCACCATCTTGTCCTACTAAGACAGAAACAATTTTATCTCCACCAATGTCTTGCGTTATCTTATTACCCTCAGAAGCTACTCTTGTTGATGAATATGTAAAATCTGCTAATCCTTTATTGGTACTATCTTCCCATTGATAATCAGCAGTCACAGCTCCTGTAGTTATAGCGGAGAAAGTTATTGAATAAGATCCTGTTGTATAGTTTATAGTTCCTGTTCCTCCTCTATTTGAAGTCAATGTTCCGTCTTTGTTATCTGTAAAACTTTCAGAACCAGCCGCAACTGTTCCATTAAATACTGGGGCAAAACTATTTCTCGTTGCTCCACCCGCCTTAAAAGCAAGAGTTCCTGTATAAGTAATAGAACCAAGAGCACCAACGGACTCACCAGTAACCGTAGTATAAACAGAACCATCCTGAGCATCTATCCAACTTAATTTAAGAGTTGTTTTTGATGCGTTAACACAATCCCACATTATTAATCTTCCTTTATCTATCATTATTTTACCTTTGTCGTTTTTTGTTGAGTTATACAATGAAACATAAGACGCTGGATTAGCATTGTTTATTTTATAAAGTCCATCACTTGAACCTATAAAAGTAAAAGAACCAGCTAAAGATGAATAGTTGGCAAAAGTACAATCTACTGTTGATAATCCCGTTATTATATCTGTCCAAGTAGAACCATTTAAATATTGAATTTTAGTTCCTATTTTTCTGTAATGAACCTTAGATCCATCTACTTTATAACCAAAATGTTCTCCATATATTTTACCTACCCCACCTTCCTGTCCTATTAGGTTTTTTCCATAAGATAAAATAATCTTACCATCTTCTGTAAGCCAATTTTGTGAGTCTTGAGCGGAGTCTTTTGGTATAATCTCGTCATCTGCTAAATTATGTACTCCTGATAAGAATTTTTCTATTTTTGAATTCATTTTCTTTTTTTAAGACTAGCAACATTATGAGCAATTGCTAAAATTTGCTTCATTGGTCTTTTCTTACCACCAACACCTCGTTCTTTTCCTGATTTTTTATTATCGGCAATCAATTCTTTGATATTATATTGAATTGCCTTTTTTCCTCCTTTTTTTAATGGCATATTTTTAATTACATTTTAATTGAGCGTTATAGTATGCTAAGTCCTCAAAATATTTATCATATTTTTTTTGATTTTCGTTAGCATAACTTTTTGCTTTATCAAATAATTGAATAGCGAAATCATCTACTGCCATACCATAAGCTATCATAGGATGATAATCTGTTAAAAATACCGGTGATGTACTCATAGTTAAATCTGTTGGAGTTGCGATATAATCATATTCAAAAGAATTGGCAGTTGTAGGTTGTTTTGTAAAATATAATCTGTTATTTGATATATCAGCATAAGCATATCCGTCTTTATCTCTATATTGTCGTCTATCAGAGTAATTAATTATCTTATAAGGTTGATAATTTGACCCAACGAATACTACTTTTGATACTGAATTATCTTGCCCCTCAGATATATCAGTATATTGTGAGTTTTCTGTAAAAAATTTGAAATCAGAAGCTAATGCAACATAAGGAACGGTTATTGATTGTGTTCCTGTTGCTGATTTTCTCAAGAACTCCCAATGTTTTTGAGAGCAAATTTGTTTATAAATTCTATTAGCCAATGCTAACTCTTCAGCACTACTTAATTCTGTAGTGTCGTCTACTAATAATCTAAATAAGTTTATAATTTCTTGTCCATTCATAATTTAATTTCTTATTCCTGCCTCCATAATTAAATCTCCCTATCTCAATCCCCCAAAAGAGGGACTGAGTAGAAAGACTAGGCAGCAATCTTTACATTTAAGAATTTCTTAGCACCATCGGCAAAGGTTTTAATACCAGCCAAATAGCTAGAAAATACGTTAGTGCCTCGTCTATCAGAAGTCGGACGCATATCTACTTCTTTCATATCTTGGATTACCAAGTCAATGGCTCCTTTCTTTCCATAATAACAATGTAAGGTATTGGAAGTAAGAACAACATTGGAAGCATTCTCAGAAGCAGTAATACGACCAGCACCAGTGCATACAATAGTCAAAGTTGTAGCAGTTCCAGTGGCAGCGGCTTTCAAAGTATCAGTTAAGATAAGTTGGTTAGCAGCAGACAAAGCGGTGTAGGTAGCAGTCGTAGTTCCCGGAGCATTAATGGCAGCAGCCAAATTAGTAATAGTATCCGCGAATGTAGCACCCAACACAACTTCACCAGCAACAGCAGGACCAGAAGACAAAGCAGTTTTCAAGGTAAATTTTACGCCACCAAAAGTGATAGTATCACCATCGCTAGCAAGACCACTTGAAAAAGTATAAAGCAAAGTAGAAGTCAAGTTTTCAGAAACATAGAGTTCTGCTTGGCTAATATCGCCAGTATAACCATTTTTGAATACACTATCAACGATAGAATATTGTTTACCCAAAAGATATTGCTGGATATCAGCTGAGGCGTAAGAGTCAACAACCATAGCCATATTGGTCATAATTTGGTTGTTAGTTCTCTTAAGTTTAGCTGGCATTCTAGTAACCATCTGAGGGACAGTAGTTGAAGTTAAAGAAATTGGAACTCCAGTAGAAACTAATGTAGTTAAGTCTCCAGTATCAAAAGTTTGTTCAGCATTTAATACTTCGGCAAAACAACGAGCATCTAAATCTTGAGCTACTTTAATAGCGATTTGACCACCGATTACTTCACCGGGATTTAAAGGACCAGCTTGCTTTACTTCACCATCAGAGATGTGGAAGACAGCTTCTTTTTCCAAATTGATAGTTAACAATTCGGATGTATCGGTGATAGCGTCAATGGTAGAAGCAGAACCACGAGATACTGTTCTTACTCTTACATTAGAGATATCATAAGCAACTCTTTCTACGGACTCTCCGTATTTAAGGACTGATTCAAAGCGAGTATTCATAATCGCTTTGGCGACAAGCACCTTCTGGAAAACTTCCTGATATGCATTGTCAAACTGAGGTTTAAAATCTGTTAATGACATTTATTTTTTGTTGAAGATGATCATAGACCAAGCCTTTTTTCTAAATTTGAATTATATTTTTTCTTCAATTCAGGATTATCCATTATTGATTTAAAATAACTTGTATCTTGTTTAGCTCTGGCATAGTCAATTTCGGACTCTTCATTACCGCCTCTTGGCTTAGAAGCATCTAATGTTCTTTTGCCTTTTATGAGGTGACCGTAAGACTCTTCAAATAATTGAATAAAAGTCTTATCTTTGTTTCTTGGGTCTAGAGCCAGAGTTCTAATAACTTCTTTGTTGGCAATGTCTTTAAATTCAGGCATCATTTCCAAAGTTTTATTATAATGTTCTTCAAAAATCTTCTTAGACTTTTCTACTTTTTCCTTTTCTTCAAAAGGTTTAAGTTTAGAAGCTAACTCAGACTTAAGAGATTCTTCTGTCTCTTTTTTTATAGTATTAAACATTTTCTTAAGAAACTTATCGTCAATGTTATACTCGTCAGCAAGAGATTTTACATCGTCAGACATTTCTTTTTCAGTTGAGTCTGACTCGTTAATCTTTGTAAGTTTTTCTAATAATTCAGAGTTAAGTCTTTTTTGTTCCTTTAATTCTTTCTTATATTTAATAAGAACAGACTCAGGAACGACTTTTTTCTCTTCAAAAACTTCGCCGACAGTTTCCTCTTTTTTTGTCTCGTTTTGAGTGCCCTCATCGTTGACAGTGGTTTCGGATTCCACTTCACTGTTTTTAGACTCTTCAGTTTGAGCGTTTATGTTTTCTTCCATAAATTTAACAGATTTTCGCTTCTGCTAGCGGGGTTTTATCAGAGTCTCCCAGTCCTCATAAAATTTATACTCTTCCGAGTTGCTGGTTAGGCAATTTCTACCCATATTGTGGGCAGAAATCGACCAATCACTAATATATACGATTTTTTATTCATTATCGTCAACTTCTTCTAATGCTTCCCTAGCTAGATCTAAGTTGGTTTTTGAGTTGTCTAAAACTCTTAATATATTCATTCTTTCTGATATTGAAGCAGCTAATGATATAAACTCTATATGAGTCAAAGTTTTATAATTAGAAGAGATATTTTCCACAGTGTTAGATATATCTTTTTTAAGAAGATTTGTTAATATTTTACCACCATCAGATTCTAATAATGTTTTAAGACTAGCATAAGTTTTAATATCTTTTTTAATTTCTTTTTTATCCATAATTAAAACTTAAGATTACATTGACTCTTAATATCTTCTAAGGCTTTTTTATCACTTTCTAATGCATCTCTAAGCTCTAATGATTTTTTTAATGCTTCATTAACAAAACCCATTGCTTCTCTATACAAAAAAGCAGCAGTTAATACTCTTTCTGATAAGTCTTTAACCTCCGGGTCACTATCCTCAATATTCTTCATTACTGCTTCGTAATAAGATTGTTTTGCCTCTATTTCTTTTAAAAACTTTTCTACTTTATCTATATTAGATTTTAGTTGTCTTGGTGTTAATTCTAATTTACCACCAGTTTGAATAATCTCTGTATCTAATATATCACTATTTTCCTTTTTAATTTTATATTTAAGCATTTTGATTATTTATTAACGGATTTTCTTCGACTACTTCCTGATTTACTTCTGGCAATTCTTGAACATTGCCACTTTCTAATTGTTTTATTTGAAAATTGTTAATCGACCTAGCTTCGTTGTTAACAATTACATTATCCAATGACATCACATAATTTGTTAGTCTATTATATTGTTCATCAGTCAAATCTTCTTTATGGTCTTTCATATAATCAACAAATTTCTGTTTATAGGCATTATTTGCTATTTCATTTGGTAATATATCTTCTCCGTCTAATAATCTTTCTATATCTCTTGCCGCCTCACTCATAATCTTGTTGTTTCCATATTCTGAAACATCTAGTAACTCTTTAATTTCATCATCGCTAAATCTAAGAGCCGTAGCTTTAATTTCAAAAGCTTTCTTTTGATTTAATTGTAAATTAGGATTACCGGCTTCTGTTTGTAAAAATTGTATTTTAGCAGCAGTTTCTTTTGTGGATTTTATAAGTTCATCATTAGAAGATTGGACTATTACTCCAAATTCATCATTTTTCCTGAAAATATCTCTTCGTGAAACTTCTTCTGTTTCTATTCCCTCTGGACCGATTATGTCTACTGCTACTTTTTTGGTAAGATTATCTCTAACACCTATTTCCCATAATCTACCCATTCTTTCATAAGCAACAGAATAACACCTATTAAACAAATTAAATCTATCTGCGGCAGCTATTTGATTTCCCTCATAAATACCAACTTTTCCGTCTTCATCTGCTACACCCTTAGTCCCGCTTGTTACACCTAAAGATTTTTCTTGTATTGATTCTAATATATTAAATACCTGAATGGGAGTATTGATTGACGGGGTATTCATTATGCTATAAGCATTGTTCGGGTCATATCCACCCTTAACTTTAACCCATCCATCTTTTCTATATTTAAGTTCTGCTAAGTTTTCAATAGCTGAAACATTAACAAATCTCATCGGTTTATTTATAGCTTCCGCATTATCAAGCATTTGATTTATGCTTACATTTTGAGCCATAAATATTTCTCTAATGTAATCCATTGGTGATGGAGTCCAGAATTCTGTTAAATCCGGGTAAGCAGCATAAGTCCAATAAGGAAAAGCTCCCAAAGGAAACATTTTTGTTGGTGAGAATATATCAGTTAATCTTTCACATCTAATACAAGTACCATTTTCTTGTAAAAGTAAATAATATCTTTCTCCTTGATAAGTAGTGAACCATCTCCAAAATTTAAATTTATCATTATTTTGTAATTCTGTTTGTCCAATTGTATTTTGTCCTCTCTCTCTGTTTTGTTTATTTATTTCTTCTTGTGGTCTTTCTGTATTATTTCCCACTCCATTGAGTAAGTTTCTTGTGGGTATTTTTAAGAAATCACCTTTTTTAATTCCTGTTTCTAATTCCCATCTCATTTTTACCACTCCGTAATCACCCATATACATTCCTTGTTCAATGTCTATTCCACCAGCAGATGGGTCAATCAAAAAATCATAAACATCTATATTTTCTAAATGTGGTTTATATCCATTAACTTCATCAGCATAATAAGAATTGATAGTTCTACCATAAATTATCATTTGTTTCTTTCCTGCCAAATCTTTAATATCCCAAAAGTCATTCTTTCTATCTACTTCTTTTAGAGCATTTAACCTCTGAACCCTTGATAATTGTGACTCTTTTCTTTTACTAAATCTAAAAGTTAATGGATTATCTATTTTAGAAAGTAAAGTATGGACAAACTCTTGTCCCCTCGCTAAATCAACATTAGCCCGTGAGTCTAATGGTTTTGATTTCTTAGCATAATAAATATCTTCATTTTTCTGCCAATTTGTGATTTTCCCGTTTTTATAAGACCGAGCAAAAGATATTTCATTAATTGATTGAGATACTATTTTATCTATAATTGTTTGGTTCATTTTTTTAGTTTATTTCACTAATATATACGATTTTTATAGATAAAAAGTCAATTATATTCCAATATCAGAGTATAAAATGCCATTTTCTTCTATAACTTGATCAAGATTAGATGGTTTTTCTGCTAAAAATGATTGATAAGCAGTAGCATCCATAGTATCATCGTGTATTGAACGAGGAAAACTAAACAATTCATCCTCTAAATCTTTACATTCTTTGTCTATATGCTTAATAGAGTAACTAGAATATCTAGGTATTAGACCTCTTATGCGCGTTTCCTTTGCTGTTTGATTATGAGATAACTCCACAATGGGCAAAAACTTATTTCTTTTTCTACATTCATCATCAATATAACTTTTTAATCCTACCAAATAAGCGGTCTTTTCAATTCCTATAATTTCAAATTGTCTTTTATCGTGTATAGTGAAAAGATAATCAACTAATTCCTTTGGATTTAATCTCATTCTATAAGCTGAAATATTCCAAAAGTTTTCTATATCTACATAGTTCTCACAAAATCCAGTATAATCTGCGTGAGTATCTTTACTCATGGCTGGATCTATTGTTAAAAATCTACGAGTATTTTTAGCTTCTACTTCTTGTCTTGTTATATATCTGAACCATTCTTTTCTAAATTCTTGTTCTTCCGGTGTAATCGGAGTATTAAGCATTTCTCTGTTATAAGCCTGATAACCAAGTATTCGTATTTTGCTTTCAAGACTTACTTTTCCTGTTGCTTCTGATTCCTTATCTGTGTGGCAATATTTACTATCCCAAGTTATAACTCCATCTTTAATTACCGGAATATCACATAAATAAGCATTATGGTTATCTCTAACTTTATCTTCAAAATAAGTGATACTGCCATTATTTGTTAATCTATTGCCTAGAACTATTATTTGAGCATTAGCGTCTAATCCGCCCAATAATTCATCCATAAATCTCTTAACCTGTTCTGTTTTTGGTTCACTATCTATCGTGTCTAAGTTCTCTATATCGTCTAGGATTATAAGATCTGGTCTAAATTGTTTATAATTTTCACCCCTAGTAGTTTGTCCCGTTGAGAATGCCTTGACCTTAATATCATTCTCAGTAATAAACTCATCTATACTCTTTTTTGTGCTTTTTTCATCTTTCCCTGTATCAAAGAATAACTGTCCAAAATCATTAATTAATTTCTTATTTGTCTGTAATTGAATAGCTATATCAAATAAGTTGGATTTAGCCTTGCTTTTATCAAAAGAAACCCACAATATAAGTTTTTTCTTTTTATATACAATATCGTGGATTAATTTAATCTTTGCTAGTGAAGTTTTAGCACTTTCTCTGAAAGTAATTAAAGATAATATTTGTTTATTTAAAAAAGCATTATACCAGTCTTTATGAAAGTCTGGCATTTTATACTTATGATACTCTGTAAAATAGTATATTGAAAAAAGCATCAAACTCTTTTCACAAGCATATATTCTTTTGTCTTTATCTTTTAATAGTTCACTTAACATTAAGATTTTTTAAAACTTCATCTATTTTATCTTGTTCCTCTTTGGACAAAGAAACCTTAATATCTCCTCCGTCTTTACCAGTATGCTCTTGTCTTTGGGACCAATTGTTTTTATCCAATCTCTCTACTACAAACTTAGAAGTATCTTGCTTAATCTTAATCAATGAAGGGTCTGTTTTTACAATATCTTTATCTCCAAATTTTAACACTTCAATTGGCATATCAAGCATTTCATCAAGGTTCTTTTCTGCTTTTTTAATCATTTTACTCTTTCCAACATTTTCCAAGAGCCATTCAGGCATTGAAACAGTTATATTGTTAGCATAATTCTCACTATATCCAGCCTTTAAAGCACTTGCCCTTGCGTTTCCAAA